TTACAATTTCTGATGGTAACTCGGCAAATACTGAAGTTAAAATTTCATTGTCAGATTTATCTTTCAACAACGAAACATTTACAGTATTAGTAAGAGATTACTTTGACACTGATGCTAATCCAGTTGTTTTAGAAAAATTCACAAACTGTTCGATGAATCCAGAAGAAAATAACTTTATCGCGAAAAAAATCGGTACTCTTGATGGTGAATATGAATTGAAATCAAAATACATTTTGGTTGAGATGAACCCAGACGCACCGGTAGACGCAATTCCTTGTGGATTCGAAGGTTATACATTTAGAGAATATCCAGCAGGTAATTCACCATATCCAGTTTATAAAACTAAATATTTCTTACCAGGAGAACAAGTTTACAATCCACCATTCGGTACTTCAACCGGTCAAGATGACGCATTTGTAAGTGCTGGTGACAATGTAAGAAAAACATATTTAGGTTTAGGTTCTTACTGGGGTTATGATACTGACTTCTTCCAATACAAAGGAAAAGTTAAACCATTTGATTTATGTAATGGAGACGGAACAGACTGGAACTTTAAAACAAAAGGATACCATATGGACCAATTTGCAAGTGGAATTACAATTTCTTCAGGATTTGCGTCAAGTGGTACTCCAGCATTTGAGGTTGGTGTTACATCATTCTCTTCAGAACCACAAAATGCTAGTGATCCATATTACAGATTAATCGCAAGAAAATTCACCGTTATGGTTTATGGCGGTTTTGACGGATGGGATATCTACAGAGAATACAGAACAAACGCAGACAAATTCGCACTTGGTAGAACCGGGTTCTTAAATGGGGCATGTTCTTCATTAAGATATCCTAAAGGTAAAGGAAATGGATTGTTTAAACAAATTGCAATAGGTGACGGTACTGTAGAATATGGTAATACTGACTATTACGCATACTTGTTAGGACAAAAAACATTTGCTAACCCTGAAGCAGTTAACATCAACGTATTTGTTACACCTGGTATCGATATTCAAAATAACTCTGACCTTGTAGAACAAGCAATTAGTATGGTTGAAGAGGATAGAGCAGACTCTTTATACATCGCAACATTACCAGACTACAATATGTTTGTTGCGACAACTACTGAAGGTGACAACTTAATTTATCCGCAAGAGGCAGTTGATATTCTTGAAGAAACTGGAATTGACTCTAACTATACCGCAACTTATTATCCATGGGTATTAACTAGAGATAGTGTAAATAATACACAACTTTACATTCCAGCAACGGCTGAAGTAACAAGAAACTTGGCATTAACAGATAATATTGCATTCCCTTGGTTCGCAGCGGCTGGTTACACTCGTGGTATTGTTAATTCAATTAAAGCTCGTAAGAAGTTAACTCAACAAGATAGAGATGTTCTTTATCTAGGAAGAATAAACCCAATTGCAACGTTTGCCGATGTAGGTACAGTAATCTGGGGTAATAAAACTCTTCAAGTTAGAGAATCAGCTCTTGACAGAATCAATGTTAGAAGATTACTACTTCAAGCAAGAAAACTAATATCAGCGGTATCAGTAAGATTGTTGTTCGATCAAAATGATCAACAAGTAAGACAAGACTTCTTAAACGCTGTAAACCCTATATTAGATGCGATCAGAAGAGACAGAGGTCTTTACGACTTTAGAGTTACAGTTTCTAACGACACAGAAGATTTAGATAAAAATCAGTTAGTAGGTAAAATTTATATTAAACCTACAAGATCTCTTGAGTTCATTGATATTACTTTCTATATCACACCAACCGGAGCGTCTTTTGATAATATCTAATAAGATAAAAAACACAAGAAAAAGGGGTCAAAGAAATTTGACCCTTTTTTTTATTTAACGAAGTATTTATTAATATGAATTATAAAAAGTTAGTACGAGAAATATTATCTGAAATAGAAGTTGGATCTTTTATACCAACTTATTATCCTAGTTTAGACTGGGACGATAATATTATGAGAATGCCAACAAAAATTTATCTATTGGATAAAGATGGTAGAGATGTTGGTATGTCTACAGAAGATTTTGCCGAATACAGAAGTATGATTGGTAAAGAACACTTTGATTATGAAGGACACACTATAGTTGGTTATTCACCAGACGCCTTGGTAGATTTTAGAACCACAGGAGACCGAAAATTTTTAGAAGACATCGAAACCGCACCTCTTGTTAGAGTGGGGTGGGAAAAACTACGAGACGCTATAAATAATGGAGTTGTATTTGCAATTATCACAGCAAGAGGACATCACCCAACTACACTTAAAAAGGCGGTCTTAAAACTAATTAATATGGAAAGAGGTGGTATTGATAAAAACCAAATGTTAGAATCACTTCGTAAATTTAGAACCACGATGAAATTAAAACCAATGAGTGATTCAGAGTTGGTTCGTGATTATCTTAATAGATGTGTTTTTGTTCCAGTTAGTTTTGAGTCTGATGAAGCGGCTTCACCAGAAGAATTAAAATTTCAAGCAAATAAAAAATTTCATGATTATGTTACCGCGATGTCTTATAGATTACAAAGAAAGGCACATTTTGACGACCAAATTGCGGACCGTGGACCAATAGAGAGTGGATTTTTATTTGTTCAACCAGAAGTACACTTTTTAGATGACGATGAAAAAAACGCATTAGCATCGAGTGAAAGAGCAAAAGAAACAGGATTAAAATCTTTAAGAACTTTTTTAACTAAATCAGGTGAAGAAGAAGAAATAAAAGAAAATAAATTAACTGAGAATATTTTAAAAAAAACCAAAGTAAATAGAAAAATTTTTTGATTTGATATATTTATCAAAATAAAAGAAATAAACATAAAACAAAAAAAATAAAAAAATTATGGCTGATTTATTAATGAAAATGCCAGTTCCGTATGAACCTAAAAGACAGAACAGGTTTATTTTACGTTTTCCTTCAAGTTTAGGTATCAACGAGTGGTTTGTGGAAAGTGCATCAAGACCCACAATCAAAATCAACTCAACTGAAATTCAATTCTTAAATACTTCAACTTATGTTGCTGGTAGATTCACATGGAATTCAATTAATGTTAAGTTTAGAGATCCAATTGGACCTTCAGCTTCTCAAGCGATTATGGAGTGGGTACGTCTATGTGCTGAATCTGTAACAGGTCGTATGGGTTATGCAGCAGGTTACAAAAAGAATGTGGACCTTGAAATGTTAGACCCAACCGGAGTTGTTGTTGAGAAGTGGATTTTAGAAGGAGCTTTTTTAACTGACGCTAACTTTGGTTCGTTATCTTATTCACAAGATGCAATTGCCGACATTTCAGCGACTTTACAAATGGACCGTTGTATTTTGGTTTACTGAAAATACTTCAAAATATTTTTTTCAAAATCCCTTTACTTCGGTATTAGGGATTTTTTTTGTTGTCCACAATTGTTTACTAAAAATAATGTGAAATTATATTTAAGGTAAAACAAATCTATATATGGACAATAACGTAAACGACTACGGTCAAATGAATTTTAATCTTCCCCACGATGTTGTATCATTACCATCGGGTGGTGTTTTTTATCCGTCAAAAAAGAAAAACGTGAAAATCGGTTATTTAACTGCGGTTGACGAAAACATTCTTGTAAACATGGATTCAAGAAAAACAATTAAAGAAAGTATTATTCTACCTCTATTAAGAAGTAAATTATATGAACCAGATTTAAGACCCGAAGAATTGTTAGATGGTGATATTGAGGCAATTCTTATATTTTTAAGAAATACATCTTTTGGTCCAGAGTATAAATTAATGGTTACTGATCCACAAACAAATAGACCATTTGAAACGTCAGTCTTTTTAGATGAGATGAATATCAAAAAAACAAAAGTATTACCAGATAACGATGGTACATTTACAACAACTCTACCTAAAAGTGGGGCAACTGTAAAAATAAAACCACTAACCATGAGAGATACTATTGAAATAGAATCTATATTGGATTCATATCCACAAGGTAGAGTGTCACCAATTATTACGTTAAGATTAAACAAAATGATTGTTGACATTAATGGTAGTACAGACAGAGGAGATATTGCAAAATTTATTGAGACCATGCCAATCATGGACTCTAAACATATCAGGACATTCGTATTAGAAAACGAACCCAGATTAGATTTAACAAAAGAAGTAACAGCCCCGTCAGGAGAAAGAGTCAACGTGAACGTTGCCTTTGGGGTGGAATTTTTTCGGCCTTTCTTCTGAACATAGAGGATATATTTTACAAGAATATATTTTTTTAGCAAAAATGTTACACATTTCCTATACTGACTTTTATCGTATGCCAACTTACGAAAGAAGATACATCATTGATAAATTAATTGAACAAAATAAAAAAACTTAAATGAAATATTTATCATTTAAGATATGATGTTTTTAAGCGACGGAAATACCGAAAATCAAGCCAATATTGTAAAAGGGTTAATTGATGCTGACGTAGCCGCAAGTTACGAGTCAGGTACCAAAATTGGTACGGCCTTTTCACAAGGGGTTACAGATAATCTATTAAAAGGTAATGTTGGAAGTATTGCCGCTTGGATCAGCGGTCAAACAGCGGCTTTATTTGCTCCTTCAGAAATATACAAAAGAACAAGAATTCTAGACGAACAATCAACACAAATTAGAAACTCCCTTGGTTTAGGAATCGAAAGAGGTAGAGAGTTTGAATTGATGGTTGCCGATAACGCTTCTAGATTCGCGGAACTAGGCATGGGGGTTACCGATGTTTCCAAAACATTTAATGCCCTTGCTGGAGAATACGAAACAACAGTTACAATTTCAAATGAACAACTTACAGAGTTGGCAGCAACCGCTCGTGTTACCGGACAAAACGTAGGAACATTAGCAGAAAAGTTTAGAGATGTTGGTATTTCAATTGTTAACGTTGGAGACACCATGGAAGGAGTTGTTGAAATTGCCAGAAGTGCTGGTGTTTCAGTTGCTGCGGTTTCTGCTGGAGTTGTCTCTAACCTTGAAAAAATGAACATATATAATTTCGAAGGAGGAATTAAAGGTTTGGCAAAAATGTCGGCACAAGCCGCAAGACTTGGTGTTGACATGACAAAAATATTCACAATAGTCGATAAAGTTTTCAATCCTGAAGGGGCAATCGAACTGGCGGCATCATTACAAAGATTAGGGGTATCAGCAAACGCACTTCTTGATCCATTAAGATTAATGGACTTATCACAAAATGATCCTGCGGAGTTACAAAATCAAATAATAGAAATGTCCAAAGACTTTGTTAGGTTTAACAAAGAATTAGGTCAGTTTGAAATATTACCTGGGGAAAAAAGAAGGTTAAATGAAATAGGAAAAGAATTAGGTTATGCTAATGGTGAATTACAACAGATGGCACTTCACGCAGCTGAATTCGATATGAAATTAAAACAAATCAAATTCCCAGAAGGAATTGCATCTAAAGAGGATAGAGAGTTAATTGCCACCATGGCAACAATTAACAAAGAAGGAATTGCGGAAGTAAAAGTAAAACAAATGGACGAAACCGGTAAATGGACCGGTGAATATGAAATTGTTGAAGCTTCACAATTAACCGCAGAACAAATTACACTTTTAAAAGACGAACAAAAAGGTCAGGCTAAAACCATGGAAGAATTAGCCAGAGAACAACTTAATCAAACCGAAAGATTAAATGCTAAATTTGATGAATTTTTTAAAGCCGTTGGTTATGGTTTAAGTTCTAGTCAAATGGCAAAAGGGGTTTATGATTTATCAACAACAAGTTTAAGAGAATTATTGTTTAGAGATAAAGAAACGGATACAGGTTTAATTGGTGGTGAATATGTTAGAACAAGAACATATAGACAAGGAACAGACGTTGTTGCTGGTGAAATAAAAGACTTTATTAAAGAAACTCTTGAAAATTATGGGATTAGTGGTTTTGGTGACATCATAAATAAAATAAAAGATATTGATTTTTCATCAATGTTAGGAGGTTTATCTAATCTCGGAAATTTAACAAATTTTGATTTTTCTACAATTACTGATACGTTAGGTAATCTACTTGGTAGTGGAATTGGAGGTTTAACAAATTTATTTGGAATTGGAGGATCTGAAACTGACCCACTTTCAAATTTCAACACAAACACAGAAACTTTCAATAACACAATTCAAACATTTACCAACCAAATTACCAGCATAAAAGAAATGGGTAAAATAGAATTCAAACCATTAGAAATAAATGAAAATGTTAAAATTGATTTGAATGTTAAGTTAGATCCGGATTCTAAAAATCAAGCATTAACTGAATTGATGACAAAGGCATTAACTGAATATTTTGAAGGAGGAAACAACACAACTAATATCAATATGGTTCTTGATCAATTAAATAAATTAAAAACAGGAAATGGTTTAATACCTGCTGGTTCTGGAGGTCAATATACAATTAGTGCCCCTGGTAAACCATAATAAAAATAATGAGATCTTTAAAATAAAAAATCCATATTTATCTATTTATTTATAACAAAAATAAATTTTAATGTCTGATACAACTTTATCATTTGACGCTAGTTCATCATTTAGAAATTCTTTGATGAATAGAAATTTACCACCCTACAATGTTCCGGGTGCGTTTTCACCACCATCAGGTAATGTCAATTATGAAGTTTCACCATTGAACGATAGTTCGGTAATTGATTCACCAAATGATTTAATTGGTACCACAGTTTTAGCAAATCAACTATATCCCCTTAACGCTTATGGACCGGATGGGGGTTATAATAATATAATATCAACAAACGGAGCACCATTACCGGTTGATTCAAATCAAGGGGAATATGGACAAGATGATGCGGAAATCGCACTGGTAAATGAATTTTTTATCGATGCGGCATATATAAAAAACATATATGGACCTGAATCAGGTTATAAAGATTTATATGTTGTAACTGATGTAATTCAAAACGCACAATATTTTTTACCATATTCGGACACAGAAGGGGTACCATTTATTTTCATACCTTCTAGTTATACACCATTTCAAATATTAATAGACGACAACCCACAAGGTTCGTCAGGGTTGTTATCACAAGATTCACAACTAGCGCAAAGGGCGGCAATTGCACTTCGAGATGAATTCAAAGCAAGAATTGCGTTTGAAGAGCAACAACTGATTTCAAATGTTTTTCAACTCGACAATCTACAAGATCCTTTTGAAGCATCATTAGTTGCCAGTGGACAACAACCGTTAATAGGTAAGAACTGGAAAATTACGGTACCGGAAAATCCATTGTTGTTGGCAATTTCATTTGCGAATAGAATAACAGAAACATATTTTCCAGTATCACCAATACCCGGAGATTATTTTAATGAAAACCATCAGGTTCTTTCTCCACAAACAGAAAATGCACTTAACACGGTCAATAATTTAACCGGAGGATTATTAGGGCCAATATTAAATAAAACAAGAAATCCTTCTGAAATTTTTATTGCAAATACAGGATATGGTCAAAAGTCTGTTTTATTTAAAAGTTTAGACTATAACATTTATAGACCAAAATACAATAAAGGTTTATTACTTGGCGTAACCGACGCAATTAACAACCTATTAGGTAATAACACAACACAAGGTGGTGGTTATTATGTTGGAAGCGATCAAGCAGAGCCGTCGACAATTAATTCACCAGATAATGAAGTACCAGTTGATAGATTTGGAAAACAAACTCAATCGCCAGTTTATGGGCCGAGTGAATTGGCACAACTTTATGAAGGTAACATAGATAAAATAAAATTTGGTTTAGCAGGAAAATCATACACTAATCAAGGTGGAGTCGCCGGTCAATTTGTTTGGTTATCACCAAAATACAAAGAAAATCTAGGATTTAAGGTTAAACCTGGCGGAGATCCAGTACAACCACAAGACGCAGAATTTGATGCGGTTAAATTTGAATTTAATCAAGATACGCAATCAACAGATTTTGAATTTAAAGCCGGATCAATATTAGATAATACACAAAGACTCGTTGAATCCGCAGACAATGTAACAGGAGCGAGAAGATTAAAACATGTAGGAAATGCAGTTAATCAAGTTTCAAAAGTATTCAATGATGGGTACAAAGAGATGACAAAGGGTTCACAAGTAATAGCATATTACGATAGTATAACTAATTCTGAAACAATAAGTATTGATGGTACTGAAGTTGGCGCGGAATATTGTAGAGTCTTCCAAAAAGACACACCTTATTTAACATATGGTGATTTACAAAAAACAGATGGTATTACAACATCAGGTAGAAAATTTAGTTATTCAATTTTTGATAACACATACAACTTAAATATTGCACCATTAAGAGGTAATGAATCTACAAACATTAGAGATGGTAAAGTAAAAAAATACATGTTTTCTTTAGAAAACTTGGCTTGGAGAACATCAAGTGAACCTGGATATACTTATGATGATTTACCTATTTGTGAAAAAGGACCAAATGGTGGAAGAATTATGTGGTTTCCACCTTATAATTTAACGTTTAATGATTCATCTTCCGCTTCTTGGAATCCAACATCTTTTCTTGGAAGACCAGAACCAATATATACCTACAAAAACACAACTAGATCTGGTTCGTTAAGTTGGACGGTTATAGTCGACCACCCGGCCGCTATGAATACAATTGTTGAAAAACAATTGGCAAACATGTCTCAAGAACAAGTGGATTCAATTATGGATTCATTTTTTGCTGGATGTGTAAAATATGATCTTTATGATCTAGGAATTAAGTTTAATCAACTTTCAATTAATGAACTTTATACTTATCAAGAATTATTACAAAATCCTAATCTAACAAGAGAAGAAGAATTAGAAATATTATCAAACATAACCTATGCTCAAAACCCATCAACCGGTGGTGCTAATAATGTTGATATCAACGCTAATTCAGGTGTCGGAACATCAGGACAAAATAACGGATCCGGTACTCAAGGTAACGATACTAACAATGATACAAATTTAACGGCGACTTCAGTTGAAGCAGAACTAAACTCTTATATTGGATATGGTTTCTACTTTGATAATGACTACCCAATCGGAAAATCATCAACACTAACTTCTGTAACAACACCATTTACAAATTGGTATAAACAATATTTGGATCGAAGATCTGTTTACGAAGGAGCTTTAGCACCAACCGAAGTTTCGGTTGGAACCGATAAATTTTCAAGTTCGGGTATTAAACAATTCTTTGATGATGTTATTATTGCTAATTTTTCATTAATAGAAAATGATTTTGTTCCAAAAGTTCTTAAAAAAGCATTAGTTGATTTGGAAGCCACAGTTACACTAGAATTGATAGGTTCAGCTTCTGCACCGGCAACAGCACCATATAACGTTAATTTATCTAAAAGAAGAAATAGTACTGTTGAAAACTGGTTGAACTCACAAACCATTGGAAATCAAACAGTAAAAAAATGGAGAGACGATGGAAAACTTATTATTACATTTAGAGCTGATGGAGAAACCGCAGTGATCCCAAAAACTGGTGATAGAGTTTCATCATCAGGAAATACGGAAGTTAATTCGGTTGATGCTAAGGTGAGTATTGGAAGTTCAATTCCTTGCACTCAAGATATTAAAGACACAAAAAAGAACAAAGTAACCAATGAATCACAATGGTATAGTATTCCGGCTATGGCATGTAGAAGAGTTGCTTTTGCAAAAATTAAACTATCGAACGCTAAAGAATCAAAATGGAAATGTGGTCCTAATAATGACGGTAAATGCGTTCAATCAAAAGACGGTACTTTTGCTAGTAAAAGCGAATGTGAAAATGCACCAGTAGAACAAGGAGGGTGTAAAAGAACCGAGCAACTTTTAAATTTCCAATGTGGACCTGCAGGACAACCTTGTCAAAGAGTTGCGGATGGAACCGGAAGATATTTAACACTAGAGGATTGCAATAAGAACTGCGGTCAAACATCAACAAAATATGCGTGTATAAATGGAAAATGCGAACAATCAGCAACAGGATACGACACACTGGATGATTGTATAAATTCATGTACACCACCACCAGTTAGACCACCAAAACCAAATGAGGACCCTATTGTCGATATTAAGAAAAAAATAAAAGACGGTATATCTAAAAAAATATTAAGAAGATTATTTTCTGAATGTGACTATTTTGAAGTTATCAAAGAAAGTAACCCTACTGTGTATGCTAGTATCAAAGATAAAATAAAATATTTCAACCCTACCTTTCATTCAATGACTCCTGAAGGTTTGAATGCTAGACTAACATTTTTAAATCAGTGTGTTAGACCGGGACAAACAATTCCAGTAATAGGTGTTGACGGAAAACCAAAATATAATGATGCGAGAAATACCGCATTTGGATCTCCACCTGTATTGGTATTAAGAATCGGTGATTTTTATCACACTAAAATTATTCCAAATAACCTTGCAATTACTTACGAACCATTAATTTATGATATCAATCCAGAAGGTATTGGAGTTCAACCAATGATGGCAAAAATTTCGTTAGGGTTTGATTTCATAGGAGGACATGGATTGGCTGGTCCGGTTGCACAACTACAAAATGCACTTTCGTTTAATTTTTATGCAAATACAGAAATATACGATGAAAGAGCAGTTGCAACTGAAAGTACCAAAGAAAGAGACGAAGCTATGGTGACGAAAATTTTTGGTAAATCAAATGTCATACCTTCAAATTCCGCACCTACTAATACAGAAGATGCCGGTGAAAAGGGAGGATCTACAATTGGAAATATATTGACTACAGAATATTATGATGACGGAAAAATTCTAACCGGAGAAACCGAATACACCGCAATTTTTGAAGAACTTTCAACCAAAACTAACAATTATTTTACAACAGTGTTTAATCAAATTAAAAAATTATACGAAACAACAAACTATCCTATTTCACAACTTGTGTTAGAAGATAGAAACTATAAAGAAGGAAATTTGAATGAAAACCAAAGCGCTGTTAATAAAATATACATAATTGGTAAACCAGATAAATACCAAGAAAAAATAGGTAAGTTGTTTAAACAAGCATTAAAAGATATAACAAATAAAGATAATCCTATATTAAAGGCGATTGAAGACAGTAATAACGAATGGTCAAAATCAACAAAACGTGATGTTGAAAGTACATTATATGATATTGTTTTAAACCAAGAAGCAGAAATGGATCAAGCAGTTACCGGACCAATTAATGAAATGGTAAAATACCAGGAAGATTATATTCAAACGTTTAAAAAATTAGATTTGGTAATTAATAAAGTTGATGGTTATAAAAAAGAAACTGGTGAGTATGTTGTTTATAATACAGAATTAATGCCTGGATCAACTGGCGTTTTTGACAATATGATGAGAGTTTATCCTAGTGAAACATCAAGCGCTTTCACACAATACAATAAAAGTATTTTGGAAAATAAAATATTGTACCCTGATATAATATTAGATCAAGGACTTTCATTCCAACCTCAAACAACTTTATTTTATCAAGACGACCCATCAAGAAGATTTTTTATGGTGATGTCACAAACATTTACAAACGACGATAAGTATAATGCCTTTGTTGATCAGTTATTAACCGAAAAAGTTAAAGGTAATACAGATTTAGTGAAATTAATTCAAACAACTTGTGAAAAACTGAAATTTAATTTCAACGTAGAATATAAAAAAGAAAAAGAAATTTTTGACAAGTACGATAAAACACCGGAGTACGAAAAATTTAAAAAGTATAAAATTGAAAAATTTGACACCAAACTTTATTATACTACCGAAGAAAATAGTAATACAAAAGATAATAGAAAATTATTAAAAAATACTTACTCAAATGTTAACACAAATAAAAATAAAAAAACCTTTAATGGTAAAGTAACATTTTTATAATCATGGCACTTCAATATTACAATAGATATGGTATGTTTTTGGAAAATGGTGTACAGAATGTCGTACCATACGTACAACTACCTTTAAAACCATCAGATAAGAAATATATTTTTAGATATGGACAATCTAGATTAGATAAAATATCACAACAATATTATGGTACCCCATTTTTTGGATGGTTGATATTACAAGCCAACCCGGGTTATACAGGACTTGAAGCCAATATTCCTGATGGTGCAGTATTGACAATTCCCTTTCCTCTTCTAACTTCTTTACAGGACTATAAAGGCGCCTTGGATAACTATTTCTTGTACTATGGTAAATAACTCTGAAAATATATTAGTAGAATTTGATTATCAAAACATATCAGTAATTGACCCCAACAAAGTAATTGCTGAAGATGGGACTGTAAAAGAAAGATTAATTAATCACGAAGATTTAGTTTATTATGCTAACCTGGAGTGTTCGGTAACACCAAGAACAAAATTAGCATTAGGAGTTCCACAAAATAATCAAATTCAAACTGTTTCCATAGGAAAGATTAATTTTCTTAATCCTGGATTTAAAAAATTTTTAGATAGTAATTGGTCTGATGAGTTAACCGGAAAGGGTACTCTACAGGGAAAAGGAGTAAATCAACCAAAGTTAAATAAAGTTCAAGAAAATAGCGAAGATTATTATATAACACAAACACTTTTATCTGATGGAATACCAGGATCGGTTGATAATGGATTATTAGGGTTGAATCAAATTAACATAAGTTATGGAACTGATTTTTTACCGGAAGTGAATATAACTATGGAGGACGTTAAAGGACGAGCTTTATTTGAAGCCGGAAACAACTCACCATACGCTGCGTTTTTTAATCTTCCATATCCATTGTTTCACTTAACAATAAAAGGTTATTTAGGAAAGGCGGTTAGAATACCACTGATGTTACAAACATTTAACGCTAGTTTTGATACATCCACACATAACTTTAGAATTCAATGTAAATTTTATACCTACAAATATACTGTTTTGGCCGATGTAACTTGGGGTCAAATGATGGCGTTACCACAAATGTATAGAATCAAAATCGATTCTACTAATACTCAAAGCACAAGTTCATCTAATAGTAGCTCAACCACATCAATAAATTATAGTAGTGGTGGGTACCAGAAAATGAAGGAACTTTACTCTGAATATAAAGCAAAAGGTTTAATAGATGAAACTTTTCCAGAGATTACAATTTTGGAACTTAAAAAAAGATTAGGTCAACTTATAACAAATATTGAAAATAACTT